CTTGAAACACAAAAAGAATTAGCTGCAACAAAAATACCAGAGTTTAGCGATCCTAATAAAGCTGATAATTTTAAACTTAGTATGCGTAATACGTTACGAGACTATGGTTTTAATGATCAAGAAATAGGAAGCCTTGCAGACCATAGATTTTTAATGGTTGCAAAAGACGCTATGAGTTTTAAATCTAGAACAGATAAAAGACCTATAGCTTCTAAGAAGGTAGCAAATGCTCCCAAGGTTTTAAAAGCTGGTGTTGCTAAATCGGATGTTAGTTCAGGTAGAGAGCAAGTAAGAAATAAAATCAATACGCTAAGAAAGTCTGGTCACATTAAAGATGCCCAGTCTGCCATAGCTGATATGATTAATCTTAAATCTCAACAAAGGAAATAAACAATGGCACAACCAACTAATACGTTTGACACGTATGATTCAGTAGGTGAAAGAGAAGATCTTTCAGACGTTATCTACTCAATCTCACCAACAGATACACCATTTTTAAGTTCTGCTGCTAAAACACAAGCAACTGCAGTAGTTCACGAATGGCAAACAGACGCACTTGCAGCAGCAGCTACTAACAATGCTGTTATTGAAGGTGACGAAGCAACTTTAGACGCATCAACTGCAACAGTTAGACTTTCTAACAGTTCTCAAATTATGGATAAAACTGTAGTTATTACTGGAACTCAAGAGTCTGTAGATAAAGCAGGTAGAGCATCTGAGATCGCTTACCAAATAGCTAAAAAAGCTAAAGAACTAAAAAGAGACATGGAAGCTACTATTACTGGCAACATTGCTGAAGTAGCAGGAAATGCAACAACTGCAAGAAAAATGGGAACTCTTGGAGCTTGGGTTATCACTAATGATGACAAAGCATCTGATGGTACTACAGGATCTGGTGTTGGAAACACTGCTAGAACTGATGGAACTCAAAGAGCTTTCACTGAAGCATCTCTTAAATCAGTAATCAAATCAGTATGGAATGCTGGTGGAGACCCATCTATGATTATGTGTGGGCCTTTCAACAAGCAAAAATTATCAGGATTTACTGGTAATTCTACTAGATTTGACGCTGGTGCAGATGCAACTTTATACACTTCAGTAGACGTGTACGCATCTGACTTTGGTCAACTTCAAGTAGTACCTAATAGATTCTCTAGAGATAGAGACGCTTATGTACTTGATATGGAATACTTCGGTGTTGCATTCTTAAGAGACTTCTCTATGCATGAACTAGCAAAAACTGGTGACTCAGAGAAAAGACAACTTCTTGTAGAAGCAACTCTTGAATCTAGAAACGAAGCAGCTTCAGGTTTAGTTGCTGACTTAACTACATCATAATAAGACACGTATTTAGGGGGGTAACCTTAGTACTACTCCCCTAGTACTTAATTAAATAATTGAAGATCAGAAAAAGGTTATGGTCGGAACAATAGGATAATAAAATGAGAACATTAAACGATTACTTTATAACATCAGCAATACCTGACGTATCAGCATCATCTTCAACATTTGTTACTGTACCAGACGCTGGTAGAATTATTAAAATTTTTGCAAATAACAAAGCAACTACTACAGGAACAGCAGCTATTACTTTTGAAATAGATGGTGTAGCTTGTACAAGTGCAGCGATTAGTCATGTAGCATCAGGATCTGCAGGTAAAAAATACTCAGTAGAACCAACAGCTTTAAATGAAGTATTAGAAGGATCATTAATTGAAGCAATTACTAATGGTGGTTCAACAAATGCATCTAAAATGGAAATCACTTACGTTATAAGAAGATAATTAATTATGGGGATGGCAACATCCCCTAACAAAAGGAACATAATATGAATTATGCATTAAGACATGGAGTTACACTTAAATTAACTTCAGGATCATCAAACACTAGAAGTGCTGCATTTACAGATGGAACAGAATATGTTAGAGTAGTTAGTACTATTGCTTGTCACATAGCAGTAGGCGTAGCCCCAACAGCTGCAGTTACTACACCATTATTACCAGCAGATGAAGTTGAAATTATTAAAGTATCAGCTGGAGAAAAAATAGGTGTATTAAGAATAGGTGGATCAGACGGAGAATTATACGTTACAGAACTAACTGAATAATTTATGGGTAAGATAAGATCAGTTGAATATGATGCAGGTGTAAAGACTAAATACATCCAAGAGTCTGATGGTCAATTAACTATCAATAACTCTCAAGATGTAAACCCTTTGTTAAAAAGAAACAAAGCTCTTTATAATCATGACTCTGGTTATATATCTGGTGCTAAAGAAATGAAAAGAGTGGCAAGTATTCCACCTTTAATACTTTCAATATGGGCTAAAGAATATAACGGAACTAACAACTGGTTTCAATTACCTAAAGACATTCAAAGAAAAATTATGAGAACTAAACTTAATAGTAATGAGTTTAGATATTTTAGAACAGCTGAAGGAAATTTATAATGGCATTAACATCATATTCAGGATTAAAAACATCTATAGCAGATTGGTTAAATAGATCTGATTTGACAACTCAAATTGCAGATTTTATTGCACTAACTGAAGCTGACTTTAATGCTAAACTAAGAATAAGACAGATGGAACAAAT